TATCTATTTCCGAAATAACCATTATACTATGTATTTTTATTATAATTATAGCAGAATTAACGAACCTTTAAAGTTTCATTTTTGATATTGAGGCACACATTATTTCTCTTGTACGTTCAAGAAGAGCTTTACCTTCTCTTGTAGGCCCTCCAACAGGTATAAATTCACCCTTTTCAAGAACTTTTCTTTTTATAAGTTCATTACGGGCTTCTTTTACAGCTTTTGTCCATTTATCACGGAAAGTACCCTTCTTTTTACCACTTGCTTGTTGTTTCTTGCTTTTGTATCTTTCATTTCCATAACGATCTTTAACAAGTTTAATATCGGATTTTGATAACCCACCCTTTGTAAGTTTAGCAGTTCCATGGAATACCTCAGCCTTTGATCCGTAATACTTCATTTGTACTTAGTTGCGTTATTTTTTTTTGAATTAAAAATATGTTAATTTCAGAGATGCCACCGAAGAAAAAGACATCTAAGGTACAACCAAAAAAGGGTAAAATAATTATTGATTCTTCTGGAAACAGTTACCAGGACCGTTTGAACGCGGTTATTTTAAAAATTAAAGGAAAAAATATAGAACTTGATAATGGAATCAGGTTTTTTTGGAAAAAATAAAATAATAAAGTTAATTATAAATAATGGCGCGTAAATCCTCATTTGGACTTGATGAAAACCAAATTATTTCCATCATTGGTTTACTTATAGCATTAGTTATATTTTATTTTGTATTCTTATCGGGTAGTTCATCCTTTGATTCACCGGGTACTTCATCGGGTACTTCATCCTTTGATTCATCGGGTACTTCATCAGGTAGTTCATCCTTTGATTCATCGGGTAGTTCATCGGTTTTAGTAAATAACTACCCAGATATTTCTCTTAGCATTACTGACCAACATGCTTTAGATACCACAGATTTCGCTTGGGATTATTCAAGTTTTAAAGTTTATGATGGAAGCGGTGTAGATACCGACAGCTCCGATAACCACTCTGGTCAATACAATGTTATTGTAAGTATACCTTATGGGGGTTATCTATTCATAAAAACTATTTATGATGACGGTACTGCTGATGAAATAACTTATTCTTACGACTATCTTGACTCTTCTGATAAAGACTTCGGTGATTATGGCATTGTTATTAAAAAAATCCTAAAATAAAATAATAAAATTAATTAAATGGAAGTCAATCAATATTATTCTGATGTTGTTATAGATGGGAAATTAGTAAATTCGCGTTTTTTTGATGCAAAAGTTTACAAAGACTTTAAAAAATTCGAAGTAAATAATTACCTAACTTACAAAAGCAATGATTATTATTCATGGATAAATAGGTCATTGAATGAATACTCATTCAGTCCGACAGAACTTACATTTGATGAACTTTGTAATGCCAAGGAATACTCCTTGAACCCCCAGCAAAAATTCGCTGGAAGAATCATGAATACCTTGGTTAATAACAATGGAATGCTTGTCTATCACGGACTTGGATCTGGTAAAACCCAAACAAGTATTGTTATCGGTGAAGCATTTGTTTCCAGAAATATATTGGGTAAAAAACTCGACAACCGTCCAGATACACATGTCCTGATAGTTGTACCAGCTGCGTTAGTTGATCAATATTATTTAGAAATTATAGGTTCAGTTGAAAATGGAACCATACGATCGGCCAGTGCTCAAATCCTTATAAATGGTCAAAGACAATACTACTTTGATGAAGAGCTTAGACATATTATTACTATTAAGTACCGTGAATTAGAGATTTTAAATGAACAAGAAAAGTCTGTAAATAGAGACCAACTCATTATACAGCTTCAAAAAGACTTACGTCTTTTATTAAAAGAAGAACGTGAAAAGGTCACGAGGGTCTATGAAATTTTGAGTCACGAAACATTTTTAAACAGAATATTTAAGTATCGTGAAAAAGAATTTTTACCAGGAGAATACTTAAAATTGTTAAGTGTACCAAATGGACTTCTTATCATTGATGAAATACAAAATTTAGTAAGTGCTATGGGAAGTAGTTATCGTAAGTTGCTCTATGCTATAAAGTTCCATGCTAACCGTAATTTTAGAATCGTATTGCTTACAGGTACACCGATATATGATAAACCTTTTGAATTTGGACTTTTAATGAATCTTCTCCGTCCGAGGATCCCATTTCCAGATGGCCATGATGAATTCAACGAGATATTCATCGACTCCGATACAGGTTTGATGAAAAACAAAGAACTGTTTAAGAAGATGTGTAGCGGATACATCAGTTACTTCAAAGGAGGTAACCCGGAAGCATATCCTTACAAAAAAACAACTATTGTACATAGTCTTATGGGACCGTACCAATATTCAAAGTATAAGGAAAAACTCCTAGATGAAGTGACCCGAGACAAAAAAGACTTTGTTTCCGCACAATCTGAATTTATTGTGAGAATGATCTCTACAGAGTCAAAAACAGATGAAACATCAACTGGTGTTTTTAATAATTCAAATTTATTTTGTAACATAGCCTTTCCTGAAGCAAAGATGTCCGTAGAAGAAGCATCAGAAGGAACAAGAGAAGCATACCTCAAGGCAGGTATTCGTGAATTTAAATCATTTCTTTCAAAACAAAAGAAAGATAATGCTTTATTACCTCCCCAAACACAAATGGAAAATATTTTATCACTGGTAAGTGGTTTTTCTTCAAAATTTGCGAAAGTTGCTGAAATTATTATGAAATCACCTGGACCAGTTTTTGTATATTCTAATTTTGTGTATTATGGTGTTGACGCAATGGCAACTGTTATGAATTATCTAGGATACACGGAATTTCCTAATAATTCAGGTTCTTTAGGTATGTATTTTGTTTGGAAGGGAAAGGCCAACCCCGAACAAATCATCAAAGCTAAAAAACTCTTTAATTCATCTCAAAATAAAAACGGTTCACTCTTACGTATTATGTTTGGAACACAGACCGTTATGGAGGGTGTTGATTTCAAGAATGTTCGACAAGTCCATATATTGGATCCATGGTGGAATGATTCAAGAATTCAACAAATTATAGCACGTGGTATACGTTTATGTAGTCACAAAGATCTTCCACCAGAAGAACGTGTTGTCGATGTTTTTATTCACCTTAGTACCCTTGGTTCAGCTGAAAAATTATTTGAACTTAAAATACGTAAACCTGAAGGTGAATCAAAGATACAAAGTAGACTCATTTTAGATAACCCAGATGAAAAAAATGAAAAAAAATGGGTCTTCCGTGAATCATATGTTAAACTTAATAAAGAATCTGAAGGAACAGTAAGAGAATCTCAAAAAACATTCTTGGCAAGTCAAATCATAAGTGGTACGATTCGTAAACTTGCCGATCCAAGTTTAACTAAAGCATTTGGATCACATAAGGGTTTAGACTCCATATCAGTTCAACAATACATGTATTCCCGTGCTTTGAAGAAATTGAGTATTAATCGAGAATTTGAAACTAATGTCAAAGAAGCCGCTATTGATTGTACCATTAATAAAAATGGAAATTTAGTTCGTTTGGAAGAATACTATACACCATCTGAATATGATTCGTATTACAATTTAGAATACGTTAATTATCAAACAGGAGAATCATACACACGCGATGAGCTTCCTAAGTATTTTACACTTGACAACATTTTAGAAAATCTTTCAAATACGGGTTCATTTAATTTCAAAAATGTAAAAACTGGAAAGACTGTTCAGTTTAATTCCAAACTTACAGTTTTAGAAAATGTAAAATGTGATCAGTCAAAGTACATATTCGAAAACATTCCGCGTAAAATTGTAAACCTTACGTTGAATAAAGAATTAATCCCTCAATTAATGAAGTTAAAATTGCGTGAAATAAAACAATATTTCTTCGAAGTTCAAACAAAGAGAATTAAACCACATGACACCGATCTTAACAAAAAACTGGACTCCTTCTTGAGTAAAGACTCTGTTGTTCAAAAAGAAAAAATAATAGCAAAGTTTGTTGAACTTGGTATAGGAGATGAGTCAGTATGGGAACTTTATTCACTTGAAGAACTCCAAAAAGAATATAAACGTTTTAATTTCAAGAAATAAAAATATTAATGAATAATATACAATGCCACCAAAGTCTTGTAGAGTTAGAGATACAACAAATCTCGATGAATATGCCCGAGACCCTACAAGTATAGGGAAAAACCTTTTCGCAAAGGCTTTGTATAATGATTCATTTCTTGAGTCGTTCAAAGGTAAGGTAGGGTATTCCGAATGTATTTTCAGTTATCCAGAGTCAGATTGGTATTCCGTCTACCTCCTTGATGATTCTGGTAATAAATACTTCGATACTAAATCCGGACGAGTTGCTCAATATTATTTCCGGTTGAATATTGGACCAAATGGTAAAGACGCGTTCACAATGGATGGAACAACTGAACTTTCTAAAACCGATCTTGTTGGTAAAAAGGCATGTATGATTAATGAAAACGGAAACTGCGTTTTAGCAAAGGAAAAGCCAACACGTCTTGAAAAGCCAGAGACAGGTCGAACAACAGCAAAGAAAACCTCAAGCCAACCCGATAAGGAAGTAGAAGAAGGTGTTATGGCTAAATTATCATCACTTTCATTAACACCACGGGAAAATAGTGAATCACGTGAACAGGCTCCACGGCAATACTTTGAACAGATGAAAGACAAGATGCTGATTGTCCAGTGGATGGTTGAAAAGATGTCTAATGATGACCTCGTCGAATGTGTCAAGCGTGGTTCCTTATCACCCGAAGACGTACGCCGCGCTGAAGAAGTTTCTGGAACAGCACCACAAGAAAAAGTTGTTGAAGAAGCTGTTAAGGCTGCCTCAGGTCTTCCACAAAATGAAGTTAAGAAAATGTTCAAACGTATTAGCATGGAGGAACTCGTTTCCCAAGTCAATCAGTTACCCGTAGATCGCCGCAAACAGGGAATTCTTGATCTGTGCCGCAAAGCAGGTAAGAAACTAAAAATAGCAAATGATAAACGTGGTAAAGAACGGTTGTACGATTTTGAAGGAGATGTAATCGACGATGACGATGCCCTAGAACTCTGTGCTACAGTTGAATCAGAGCGTGCTCGCAAAAGGCTGCTAAACCGTTGGTCTTCGGTTATGAAAGAAGCGGCGAGTCTGAAAAAGTCCGGAAAAATACCACCATTTGAAATTCCTCGTGCTGAAGTTATTAAGGTACAACAAACTGCTGAAGATATCATCAAGTCAGTAAATGATATTTCAGATCCCGAGCAACGTAGGTTATATTTGGCAGATATAGCCAAACCATATGGATTCCGACTTGGAGAAGATAAGCGAAAAAAGATACGTTTCTTTGACAAGGAAAATGATATAATCGATGATGATGATGTTCTCTTTGAGGTAGCTGCTCTAAGGGCATCCCTTTCTGGATTTGGTAAGAAAAAACGAAAAACTGTCCAGGTACGTAACTTTACAAAAGCGGCAAAAATTTGTAAAGGAAAACCCAATTATCGTAAGTGTATGACAAAGACATTAGGTGGTATGTACTCATTTGGTAGTCGAAAAAAGGATCTTGTTGAAATGTTTAACAATACGGCAGTTATGAATGTTTTGACTCCATTTGGGTTTGGTAAAAAACAAAAGGTAGAAACACGTCTACGCAGAACAATTGGAGGATCAAAACGTGTTTCTAAAACACGCATGTCTCCTGAGCAGAGTGCTACCACACAGCCAGTTGGAATAATTTCAGTTGGAGCAGATGGTAATATATGGAAAGTAAAAAAGACAAAAACTGGTGTAAAACGTTGGGTAAAAAATAAGTAAAAAATTATTTTTATAAAAGTAAAATGGAACATAATCGAGAATCCATAAAAAGACCACACCTTGTTGAAAAAAATTTTGTAAGAAGCAACGGTGTTCCAGAAATTAATACTTTTCAAAGAAATTCCTGGTACTTGAACATTTTTTTATTTGCTGGTTTTATGGTTTTTGCCATAATCTTTTTATGGATTCAAAAAAATAAAAAACAAGAACCTGAAGTGTATCCGTTTAAATTTTAAAATAATTAACTACGGGTAAAGTATCCAAAATGTCTGCCGTCGGTGAAGAAGCAGGAGGTACAAAACTCCAGAAGCGTAAAATGGAACAGCAAATGGCTGCCCACCACCAACAACAACAACAACAACAACAACAACAAATGCCACCGCAACAACAACAACAACTAAGTCCACAACAACAGCAACAAATGATGTATCAACAGCAAATGGCAGCGGCTCAACAACAACAACAAAAGAAGGTAACATTTGAAGAATGTCCGGTAGATAAAGTTAAAATTCCACGAAAGAAATCATTTTTTGGATCCATGTCCGACGATTCTCTAAAGTATTCAATTTTGGTTGCCATTATATTTTTAGTATTTAATAGTAAACTTGTATGGAAACAACTTTGTAAACTTCCATTTATGGGATGTGTTGACCCAAGTATTATTGCCCTGGTAGTAAATTCACTATTGGCAGCTATAGTTTTTTACATTGTAAGTAAATATTTTATGAAATAATTTAAAGTAATGTTGATATAGTAAGTAAAAAATGGAACTAAGTTCAAAAGAAGAACTCTTAAAAGTCAAGCTTATTGAATTTTATAATGATCGTACAAATCTCGACATACTTCTTCCAATAATATTACAACAAACGAGACTGTCACTCAGATCTCTAGATTGGTTTGTAACAAATTATTGTAAAAAATATAATATCAATTACCCTCTTTCAAAAAATGGAAACGATATTTCTTTTTTTCCTTTCAAAAGTTATAAGTCACAATTAAAGGCCTATTCTAAAAAATTCTGTGATCCATTCTGTCGTAGAGAAAGAGTTGTATATGACTATCTAAACAATACCATTTTAGAATTCAAACCTAATTTAAAACTAGGTCATAAAGACTATATCATAACTACTATAGGGCAATTAAACTTCTTCAGATTTGCCATACAGGAATCTATTATAAAGTACGCAGTTGACCATATTTCTGAAATTGAAAATGATATGAATTCAACTCTAAAGACACGTGAATCTGAAAAGAAAAACTCTTTTATGGAAGTAAAAAGCATAAAGCGTAAAGAACTCAGTATTCCAGGAAATAAAAGTGTACATATTACCCGTGTCAGTGCTATCATAAAATTTATATAAATACTTAAAAAAGATGTCGTTAATAAGACACGTTTTTTTAATTATTTTTAAATCTACTTAAAAAAATGTGTGTTTAATAAATAAAAGATGTCCTCTAAATTTAATACACTGAGTCCATTGAAAAAATGGATTATAACAAATAAGTTTTTTGTAAAAACAACTGACCCAAAAGAGAAGAAGGTGGGATCAACGCATTTTTTACTTAATGGTGGTATTTGGAAAGTTCCAAAAGGGGAGTATTTATCTTTTTTAAAGCTGTTGTCCGATGATCTTGTTGCTGGTGAAAAACATTATATTTCAGAAAACAGAACACCTGTTTTTAAATTTATCTGTGATCTCGATTTTTATGAATTGAGTAGTGTAACTCATTTATCTGATATAATTAATGCGATTCAAAGTATAATTACAGAATATTTTGGATCCAAAACACTTATTGTTTGTGGAGCCGATTCTAAGACTGTAAAACTTGGTGAATCCGAGTTTACTAAGTATGGATATCACCTTGTCTGGCCAAAAATTTGGATAAACGTCGAAATAGCAAAAACGTTGAGGCTTTTATTTATTGAAAAATTAACCGAACTTTTTGGAGAACGTGGTCCAGAAAATACTTGGAATGATGTGGTAGATCTTGCTGTTTATGAAGATAACGGACTTAGAATGGTTGGTTGTCGGAAGATGGGAATTTGTAAAGGTTGTAAAAATAAGAAAGAATTTCGTGATACATGTGTGACTTGTTCTGGTGCTGGTAAAATTGATGAAGGGCGTGTTTACAGTCCTAAAATGGTATTTCCTGAAAATGATGACTATCTTAAAACATTAAAACAAGATCTTTACGTACAACTTTTGGAAACGAGTATTTATAATTATTCAGATTTCGATGTTACTGAATGTATTAAAAAATTGGAAATAAGGGATGTTGAAAAAAAGAAAAAAAGTGTTGCTGAGAAACAAGATTCTCTTAATTCAAAGGTAGAAAACTTTATTAGACGTAATTTCAAAGAAACACATTCAAAGATAAAAATTCAAAAAATTACCAAAGACCAAAATGATCAAAAATACTTCATTGAACCAGATGAAAATTTTTGTATAAATGTTAACAGGAATCATACATCGAGTGGTATTTATTTTCAAGTTACTCCAGCTGGTATTTGTCAACGTTGTTATTGTAAGAAAGATACTTTAGAAGGTCGTAGTCAGGGATCTTGTAAATTGTTTTCAAGTCCCTTGATAAATCTTACAAAAACAATTCAAACTTTATTATTTGGAAATGTTTCTTCCAAACGTGGTAAAAAAATAAGTACTTTTAATTTGAGCAGAAATTCTAGTACATCGACTTTGGACCTTGGACTCGGTGTTGTTCCAAAGAAGATGTTTACAAACAAGGAGATTTGTTTGGAAAATTGTAAAAGTATTCTTTTACAACTTGAAAAAGAATTAATGATTTAAAAAAAAGAAATTCTTTAAGATTAACAAAAAATGAGTGAATACGATATTGAAAATGCCATACATAGATTAGAAGAACTCGGTGTAGATGTATCGAATCTACACCAAGACTACTACAAAATACCATTGGAAAATATTGACCTATCAAAAGTTGAAGTAAAACCAAAAATGGATAAAATAACCAGTAAACATACAATCATCATTGATTCACGACAAAGAGATTACTCCATTTATCCATACCCGAATACTTATTTAGTAGAGCTTATGGAACCTCATCGTAATGTTGAACGTATTGAACTTATTGCTGCCATGTTACCAAAAACTGAATATAATGTCAGTACAGAAAATAATTTGATTCTACTTACAATTTCTGGAGTCACCCAAACACTTTATCTTACACCTGGTCAGTACGCAATTGGTTCAAATGTTATTGGAAATGCTAACTACATCACAAATGGAAATCTTCCAGTTTCAGGGTTTATTTCTGAACTAGTACATACTTTAAATGGACACAGTCTTTCAGCTAACGCTTTTAATGCTTTTTTAGCAACTGTTCCTAGTACTTACAGTGGAACTGGTCAAAATGCCAGTGTTTTGAATCGGATAGTTGTAACAAATTCGAGTACATCTTTTTCAATTGATTTTACCAATACAAATTATAATTCAGGAAGTCCATATCGTTTGATGGGGTTTCTCAAACAAGTTTACACTTCTAGTATTGGAAACCAAATATATGGATCTGATAATTTGGGAACATGTACACCTACAAATTTACAAAATGGAACTACATTCAGTCTTACAATCCAGTCTCTAATTGGGCATTTTGACTTTGACATGATCGATGACCCTAAATATATCATTATGGATCTTGAATTTGGAAATAAATCAGCTGATCGTGTTGAAAGTATTGATATAAGTACGAACCAAAAGTTTGCTGTAATTATTTATGATGCCAATGAACCTGACAATTTGGATACATATAATTCAAATACAGCAAATGTTCAAATTGCTTATAACCGACGTGTTGGACGTTTGAAGGCTTTGAAGGGATCTGATTTTGATAAAAAGATAATAACATTTACACCTGGGTTGACCCTCGAAAACTTCAAAATAACATTTTATAAATATGACAACACACTTTACGACTTCCATAACCGCGAACACCTGTTAACATTTGAAATTGAAGTTGCCGATTATGATCCAAAATATCGATACTAGTTTCTTTTTTTACAAAACGTAAAGTACTTAAAATAAAAAATCTTAATAAAACTAAAAAAAAATGAACGTAGACTTTTGTAACTCCAAAGCTTTCAAGATAGAAAATGGTGATCTCATGGAAAAGGTCATGTTGGAGTGTGATACACTCTTTCAAATGAGTCTTAAACGCGGACATTTCCCAGGACCTCAGCCAGTTGCGATTGAAAAGAAGGACTTACCGATAACTGAAGAATACATGGTCTGTGAAAAATCAGATGGTGAGCGTGCTATCCTTATTCTTATAAATATTAATAATAAACCGATGTGTTTTATTATTAATAGAAATAATGATTTTTACTTTTTGGATTTATCCTTCAAACGTGAAGTATACGAAGGATCCATATTTGATGGAGAACTCATAAAAACAAAATCTGGATCATGGAATTTATTAATCCATGATTGTATGGTGTACAACGGAAACAACTTTTGTAAGAAGCCCCACCGTATTAGGTATGCGTGTATTATTGACTTTATTCTCAAGAGATATGTAAACAAAAAAGAAGACTGTGTAAACATAAAAACAAAATTATTTTACAAACTTGGAACAGGTTTGGAAAAGACTTGGGGTCACATTAAAAAGACTACTGAAAACAATATTGACGGATTGATCTTTACACCTGTTAACAAACCATTTATTTTTGGTAGGGACAATTCACTGTTTAAATGGAAGTTAATAAATACAGTTGATTTTCAAGTTATATTCAAAAATAAAAAAGTAAGTTTCAATTACATAAAAAAAGGCCAGCTTGTTGAATTTAAAACATATACACCAAGTTCCGAAAATTACAAAAATACAAAAGAATTTACAAAATCCATAAAGTCGGATCCACTTATTATAGAATTCAAAATACTCGGACTAGAGTCTTTTGAACCGTATAGGCACCGTTCGGATAAGTCTATTCCAAATGGTGAAATTACAGTTTTGAACACTTTTAAAAACGTACAGGAATCCATAACATTAAAAGAAATTGGAGAATCCATTAAAATGGATAAACTGGTAAAATCATTCGAACATTTAATCACGGCGCCGACGCATGACGGGGGCACGACGACGACGACCAATATCCATGCGATTCTTGTACATAGCTCCACAAGTGGAACCCATGCTGCTACGCCGGCGGCGACGCATGACGGGAGCACGGCGACGACGACCCATTGAAGAACCGGCGCTGTAGCTTGAAGAACCGGCGCTGTAGCTTGAAGATCCGGTATTGTAGCTTGGAAGTACAACAGAGGCCTCAGCAGCTGCCTGGGAAGAATTCATAGCGGTACATGGGCTTGGGAACATTCCAGTACTGTTAGCACCAAGAACACCACCCATTCCACTGGGACAGAACTCATAACCCATTGATGCCGCTAGCGGAGGATTTCCTCCACGTCCGAAGCTTGTCATACGGCGACCGGGAACTGCGCAATACCGCTTGTAGAAAGACCGAAACGCCTTCATTGCCTGTGCCTTGCTAACCTTCTTGGAAGCTGCTTTCCGGCGTCCAAATGCCATTGATAGATCCTTCTGGGCCGCGGCAAGTGACTTCTTAGCATGCTCAATTGCCTGCTTGGAGCCGGAAGCGGAATGCTTTACAGCGTGGTGAACTCCGAATCCAGCACGGCGGCGGCGAGTTGTCTTAGACATCTTTTTGTGTTCTTTTTTCATTTTCTTGGCAAGGCACATCTTGGCAAGTTTCTTGACATCCCTGTAGACGCGGCGACCACCAACTTTCTTGGTAATCTTAACACGGTACTTCTTACACAGGGTGATAAGCTCCTTAGGTGGCTTCGGTGTGTTTTTTTTAGCGGGGCGAGCACGTTTACCGCCTCCGAAAAATAGAGAAAGCATTTTTATTTATAATTATCTCCATTATTTTTTTTTGATCCAAATAATTTAATTTATTTTATTTTTAAGAAAAATGGCCCGGGCATTTTCGTAAATGAACGAATCGGGAACTTGGTACTTAACATTTTCTTTTAAAAACGAATCAATAGACTTATATTTTTGAATAATAGCTAAACCCGTTACTGGTCCAATTTTTGGTATCTTACAACAAAAATCACAACCTAAAAGTATACAAAGATCAACAAAGGACTCATACGATAATTCAAGACCCCTAAGAATTGTCTCTAATTTAATTATTTGATAACTACCCTTTTGATTAAAAATAACATTTGATCCTCCAAAGGCAAGGGCATCGGTATCTTCTGTGAGGATAAAATCCGCAAACCCATTCATTTGAAGATACGCACAATGTTCTTCAGACTCACCTAGACTTTGGATAAAATCAACACCAAGATCCTTTAGAAGTTCCATAACTTCTAACGAATGTTGGCGAGTTACAATAAGTAAATTCTTTTTTATTTTTTTAAGTTCTAAGGTTATTTCTGACAACCTTTGGTTTTCATCGTCATTGTCAGAATCAATAAGGTGTCCAATTTCAGAGTATTCCTTGTTAAGTGTTTCAATTCGCTGAATACTTTTATCGCGGTTAATTGTCCTAGATTCAAGTGTTTCGCGCTTCTCTTGGGGAGGTGTTCCGTCAAATACAAAAATTGGTTTTACTCCCAACTTTTTAAATTCTTGAACCTTTTGGGTGAATCCCTTAATATGGAAGTCATCCGTTTGGTAAAAGTAACGGTACTTATAAAGAAGTATACTTGAATCTATAGCAATTGTTTTACCTGATAATTCAGATTCATTAAATGGTTCTATATAGTCCTTTAATATTTTCTTTAATGACTGTATACCCATTTCTTTGGATTTTTAATTTTGAAATCTATAAGTCATCTACAAATAAAGAAACATTATTTTCCGGTTCATCTATAAATAATGGAACCTGTAAGGATGTTTCCTTAGGTTTACGTTGAATAGATTCACGTGGTTTCCTGTATTTAGGGTGACTCGTTATTCCCTCTGAACGATACCTAAGAACGGACTTCCAAAATTCTTCCATTTTTGGAAGTTCCCTAGAAAACCATTCTCGATCGCGCTTTACTTCGACAATATTAATTTCAAAATTTGAATCAGAGTTACCTGGAATAAATTCTATAAAGTGGGCAAGCTCCAAGTCACATATCTCCAAATTTAACAATACCTGTGAAAGATAATGCTCAGGTACTTCACCGTGAATAATTTTACGCTTCAGGGGACACTTCACTTCAAGAAGAATACCATCGGTTGTAATTCCGTCCGGACTACCACCCAACCATGGATAATCAGGGTGGATAAGTAATCCAAATGACAATACTTCCTTATTACGTAAACTTGAGTATTTCTCAATAGCAATGTCCTCGTAATGGGTTCCCCAACGGGTTGCTTCATTTCCAATAAATGGTTTGGGGTTAGCGTTACATTTATCGACTAACAAAGAATAAGGACTTTTGTAATGGTTTTCACCCAAAACTGTTGGGATGTCACTCGCCGTTATAGCATTCTCACGTTGGGTATACCATTCAGGTGATCTTTGTTTGTACTGTGGAATAGAAAGCAATTTAATCACTTGGGAATTCATTTATTAAATAAATAAGTAGTTCTTTAAGTTATTGAAAATTTACAAAGTCCTCAATTCGAAGGTGTTTTTCAGTATTGTCATTGGCCGTAACAATGATCTGTTTACAACCCATACCCTTGATAACTCCCTTGCTACCTCGAGAATTATAAACACACTCCGATCCTCTTCGGAACTTGCGGTCACCTACAATTAAAATTTTGGCAACAAGATCCCTTGATTCACAATTCCTAAATGTAAATGATTTTGATGGCTTCACAACAACTTCATCAATTGGTTTTCCTTTCATTATTTTTTCACAATTCTCAACTAATCTATTGTAAGTTGCTTTGTTCTTTGCTATGGGTCGACCAGTTTCCGGATTAATCAGAGGGTTCTCTACAAACTGACGACAAAGCTCGATGTCCAAATTCTTGCGGGCACCAAAAGCAGTATAAAAACTTTGATTGGTTTGTGTGAGTGGACTGATTGCTTGTCGATCATTAAATCGGAGTGGAACTGAAGTCAACCCTTGTTGGTAATTTATGGGACGGCCGTTGAGTTCCATGGAATTACGCATCCCTGCGACATTTTGTGGTGAATATCCGTATAATCCAGTTGCTAATCCAGATGGCATTTTACTTATTACCGGGTATTTTTTTTATTTAATTATTTTGATTTTAAAGGTGTTACCCAATTTTTAGAATAAAGGTATTCTAGGTAATCATCTCCAGGTATATTGAACGTACGTCCTAAAAATTCGACTGGATGGATACCAGATAAGTATTTCATTAGATCATTACAACTTTTGTTGTATTTTGTATTACTAGTAGCACTCGCCATACATTTCTTATCTTTTTGAACAATGTCAATATCAAGTTTTTCTCCTTTTCTTTGTAATAAAATAAAATTACCTTCATTCCATACACCACCAATTGTAAACCCGTTCTTTTTCAATTCAGGTAATACATTTTTTATAAAGTCATTTCGACCAGTGTACCAAAAAGAAACATCGACGTCATCATCCCACTCAATAAATGAGTTGTCTCTTCTTACACCAAGTGCTGTACCTTCCGATAGCCAGTAATTAATACCATTTTTTTTCATAATATCGTCAAAAATAAATAAATTTTCTGTACATATTTCAGTATTTAATTTAACATTAAATGTTAAGTGTTTTGTTTTGATAATATCATTATCTATAATACCATACAGTTTAAAATTTATTTTTTCATTATTGTTTTGACTTCCCAGGAAACCAGACCAACTATAATCAAATGTTAAAAACAGTAAAACTAAAAAAATAAATATATATATATTAGGTCGTAAGAACAAGTGTAAAAGTATAAAAATACTTAATAATTTTATTGAAGTACTCATATAATAATAAATAATATTTCGTTTTAATAATTAAAATAATAAACGGTAAGTAATTCATTTTAATTATTAACAAAAAAAATATTTTATTCTTCACTTACTTTTGGTGCCAAACAAAATTGAAGTTTACCGAGGTTAGCAACGTTGTACTCAATAACCAACGGGTATTCCTTCTTCAAAAAGATTTCGACAGTACTACACAAATTTGTACTCTTCGTAAATGAATTGAGGTACTTCAAATCAAACGATTCACTGACATTTTGATTCTTTTTGGAAAAGATCAGACCATTTTGAGCTTCACCAATGATAATACGTTGATTGGCAAAATCTCCAATTGATTCCAAAATAAATTTAGACTCCGTACTTGTTACAGTTACTTGACTACTTATAACAGACAAGTCCCGACAATACTTCTGTAAATCAACACTCGGCATACTGATAACTGAATCATATTGAATATCTGGTATATCCAATTTTTCTTCAGAAATATCAAGCATCTTAAGGTAAGATTCTGTTACCGTGTTCTTTTCCTTGTTTTCAATACGGATTCCAAGTTCATTTTTTCCATTTGTACGTATAAATAATGTTAGAACATCATTGTTACCAACGGTTTTCAGTAATTTAAAAAAATAAATCATATTGATTCCACACATGATCTTACTAGAACATTGGTATTCTTCAAAATTATCTTTTAGAAGACGTACATATACCAGAGCAACTCTGGCATTATCCATCGTCATGATCTTGAGTCCATTTGAATCGAAATACAAGTTAATGTCTGTAAGTACTTCCTTAAGTGATTCTACTAAGATTTTAATGGATTGAGACTGTACAGTACGAATATAGAGTGCGTAAGACTCCATTTTTAAATAAGTAAGTATTAATTGTTTTTTTAAATCGTTTCCTTCATTTTTAATTCTTTTATTGAATCTGGATGTACAATAATAAGTGTTGAATCTTCTGAAACTGTATAATTTTTTAGTAGAATCATTTCTGCTGTAAGCGGATTTTTATTGTTTAAAAATGACTTAAAATATTTTGTAATATATTCAGTCTTTTTAGAATTTTTAAAATTTACACAAATAATTTTTGAATACATATCATTTTTATGTAATTCGAAGTCAGTTTCTGTAACAATTGATTCTTTAGTATAAACATTAATATACTTTATTTCATTTATAAAATATGTAATATACATAAATACTTCACAGTCATCACCAAATGGTATTTTCCATTTGGTGAGATACTCTATGACTGGTATGTATTCAATTGGTTTATCAACGGAATACTTCTGAAGTAATTCATTTTTTTTTGTAAATATTTCTATACTTAGTTTTTCATTCTTTGTTTTATTTTTTTTTATGTTATAAAGTATACTTAGGCCATTTATACCAAGTTTTATAACACTTCTTTTTAAAATAATCCCCAGAAAAAATCCTGTAAAAAAATTCTTAACCATTTATTCCAATTTAGTAACCTTTTTTTATATTAATTTAAAGACTTCTTATTTTTAATTTTAAAATGGAACAAAAGAAACGTGGTCGCAAACCTAAGAATGTGGAAGACCATGTTTCAGAAAATGTTATTGAAAAGAAAAAAAGAGGCAGGAAGAAAAAATATGAAATAGAAAACTTTGAAAAAATTTTAAATAGAGATTCTCCAAACAATTTTGATCATAAAATTGTGTATTCCGATGATGAAGAACATCTTGAACAGAAATCAGTTAAACAAATTTCATTTGGAAGTTTAAATATTATTGTCAGCAAAAAAACACAAGAAACAATCGATGACTATAGAAATGTTCTCAAAAGTAAATGTGTAATAAATGAAGATGAATACTCAAGTGATTCTTCAACAGAAGAAGAAAACGTTAAAGATTATCACCAGGAAGATAAATATGTACCGGGAAATATCACCGATCCAGATATATCTTTAAAAAAAATCAGAGTAACAAAGTGTATTAAGGATAAACAATCCTTTGAAGAGTGGCCTGAATCAACCGATATATGTTGTTGGTGGTGTTGTCACCAGTTTA